GTGCTTTTAAAAAACTTTCTGGTTTTAATGTATCATCTGCATAATTACTGCTTACCCATTTCAAATACTTTGATATTTCGTTTAACGTGTAGTCTACTTCATCCAATGATGGTTTACCCATATCGGTTGAATTAAAATGAATGGGTCCATGATACACATTTTTTGTATTTGGGTCAAACTTCGTTATTAAATCTACGTGCGCTGCTGCCATCGGCTTCGGTGTAGGGACCGGTTCATTCGGTACGGGAGCGGATAATGGCGGTGGTAACGCAGCCGTTGGTGATGTAATGGGTAATTGCGTTGACATATCTAGAAGTATACTATAATACTTCTAGATATTTATGCGTTGAAATATATCTCACGGAATTTACTAATATATTTGTCCGGAATACGTTTACTTTTAAAGAAATCTAGTTTTTCATTTAAATCTACAAATTTGTGTAAATCCGTTTGTCCGGTTAACATTGTGATTATAAAAAATAATGAATATACCCCACATTCAGTGTTACCATACTGATGTTGCATTGGATGGTTCTCGTGGAATGTAATTGTCTTATTCATTATAGAACATTGTTGTTGAATTCGCTCAACCAATTTCATAATTTCCATCGGAACACTATCACCTGCACTATCCATATAGTACGCATAATTATCATCCAGGTCTACAAAGAGGGAAACCCAATGAGAACCGGGTTCGTCGTGTTTGTCTAAATTAAATACAATTCCTACTTTTGTTTTGCCAGCCTCTAATTGTTGGACTACATCAAATCTACATAATTCATCGGTAACACATTCATCTGATGTAACTCCACCAATCTTTTTATCAAAATCAATGGCGGATGGTCTTATTACTCCGAAATTTGGATATTTGTCTTCATATTGACGGAGAACTTTATANATATCGTCCGTATTAAGCCACGTATAAGGGTTATTTTTCCAACTTACGGGTTGGTCCGGAGCAAATAAGTATTTATCCATTGTTCTACGTACATTATCATCTTTGATTAAATCTAACCAACAATCTTCTTTATTGCACGTTCTCATTCGTTGTCTTAAACTTGACCATATTCTGTCTGGACTATTTGAATAAATGGGATTGGATGAATGAGTAGAATTGTAAGATTTTTTTAATTGAAATAACACTTCTTGTGTAAGGCAACTATCGCGAACAGGTGTCATATCTTTCACTGCCGGACTACACGACATTTTAGTAAAATTACTTTTTGTTTTTCGTTTATTATTATGTATTTTACGTTTTTTTGTTTGATAATTACGAGATTTGGTCATTCTTGTTCTCGTTGGTTTATATTATATCGCTATATTTGGATGCCCTAAAATATTGTTTTTACTTATTTGTCGGCTTGGTGTATTTATGTTTTACTACTCGTTTTCCTCCCCAGAAGGAATGCATTATTGTATCTTGCACCGGTTCATCTGCCTCATCTGAGTTGTACTCTGCTTCTTCTGATTTCAAATGAGTTTCCTCGTCCATATTTCCAAATAATACATCATCTTCGTCGGAATGTTCGTTTGATTTATTTTCCATATCTTTCATTTGAAAATATTTGATAAGCGTCTTTACGTAGCCATTAAATACATCATTTACATCAGTAGTAATCTGTTTAGACGGCGAGGATAACAAGTCATTTGTTATGGAGACTATTCGGTGTTTGTATTTAGATATTAATGCTTGTTGTTTAACATACTCTTCGTGTTTTGCTGGATCGGTTTTTGCGATATACTTTCTATAATGTTGTTTGTTCATTAACAATTCTAGTGTAACTTTATCAATCGTCTCATTGTTGACAACACTACTTGTTGTGTCGGTCTCCATTATTATATATAATATAGTTGGTTTTTATCTAAATTTAGTTAGATTACAATTTTTCATATTCGGATTTCATGCTAACGAAAAAGAAAATATATTGCTATGTTATAATATAGTAATGTCATCAGTATTAGGTGGTCCATTCAATGGATATTCCGGAAAACCAACAATGACGAATTATAAAGGTAGTGAACAAGCAATGACTAGACGCGTATTACGTAGTGCATGGAATACTCAATATGCAACTGGCGTAGTCAACGGACAAAACAGAGTGATTACTCCGTTTAGAGCAGTAAATAATTTAGGTGATTTCTTGTCGCGCACAAATTATGTGTGTGGTGGACCAAATCAAGTGAATGCCAGCAAACCTGGATGGAAGGGACGTATCGGTTCTATTATATCTAATTGTGACAGTACTGGTGTAGAAGCATCCTCTGGCAATCACCGATTTGTATCAGATTCATCTGATTATATCAGATATAAGAAGCAACGTGCAATGAACCGCAATTATAATGATTCCAAGAATTAAGGTGATAATTGAACCGGTTCATATCTAGCACTTATGTGTGCTAGACGGTAAATAATCTATAACCATATATTATAATAGTTATAGATACAGATGTACAGAATGATGTTTAGCCTACAAAATAATATGAATGGTGCTCTATCTAGCAATACGGCCATGCCGCAAAAAGATAGTACCAGTGATAGCAACGCCAGTTTCCAAATCGGTCGTAAATCTTATATTGAAACGGTTCCTGAGCCAGCGGTACCTTTACCTGAGAAAAAATGGATGCCTTCGGTAAGAGATGCGTCAGATGTTGCTCGTCGTAGACGCGTTGTTAGTATTGGTAAAGGGTCCATCAATGTTAGTCCATCTATTTTATCTTTTACGACATATCGTGATGTCAACGTTGAAAATGACGCTTTGCGCCGGGTGCGTGCAGGTGGAGCAGTTGCGCCTGCCAAAAAGAATGCTCAGACAATGAGCCCGATAGTACCCAGATATGCTCCCGCTGTTCCGACTACGGCTATTATTCCGCTCAAATACCCAACAATGTTTCACTAAAATATTTTTTTCGCGATTTATTGTATAGAATGTATTATAACTATTTAGTCGAGTTCTTAGGAACGGTATTTTTCATATACGTGATATTAGCAACAGGTAATCCGTTGGCGATAGGCGCCACATTAGCATTGGTTATATTAATGACCAGCGAGATTTCGGGTGGACACATTAATCCTGTTGTATCTATCGTAATGGCATCTGCTGGTAAATTACCTACCAGCGAGATTATGCCATATTGTTTAGCACAGGTATTCGGCGGATTAGTTGCACTTGAATTATACAAACGTTACCGCCTATAAGCATTTACACCTTTTGCGTAACATAAATGACTACATTTATGTTACTATTTGCAAAAAAATTGAAAAACTTTTTGATGTTTCATCCATTTCAAATCTTACTTCTATTATAGAGGAACAACAACATGCAGCAGTGGTCTGGCGATATTTTGAAGGCAATTGGCAAACTGCCATATGACTTGCAACGCGAAATCTACAAATCAATTGATATTGATACCAGGTTGAAAGTACTTATGTATAATTATCCATCGTTGGAAATTGAAAACCAAGAACGTATTTCCGAAAATGCAGATGACATCTTTGAATGGTTTACTGATGAAGAACTTGCTGTTATATACAAAAACGGTTATATTTGTAAACTATTTTACAAAAATAGTTCAACACGTTGGGTACTCAATCCATCGTTTCTTGCAAAATTACCTGTCACCAGAATTTATGGATATGCAAGAAATGCACAATCAAACTGGAATACTGAATTGCAAAATCTTACTTATTATCATCACGTATTCAATATGATAGACACTTTGCGGACACATCCATTACAAACTGTGAAACGCAAAATAAATTCTACCTTATCTTTACTGATATATACGGACGTCTATGATATAAATTTCAATTACTATCTTCGTAAATTAGCATATCAATTTATAATTGCGAGTAATGTCTACAAGCGAACGTGTATTGTTGCAAGAAATGCGTACGCAGAACAACAACAGCAACTGGCAATTATAAGAGAGAATGAGCGTATTGAAAAAATGGCTTTGCGTAAAATAGAGATGGAAGAAGAAAATCGTCGGTTACAAGCAGAACGAGAAATAGAACGCCAACGTATTATGGTTGAACGACAAGATATTCTTCGTGTTAAATTGGAAACAAAACAACTAAGAATTCAAGAACGGGAAGAGAACCGACGTTTAAAACAAGAACAAGCATCTGCAAAAATAAGAGAACGTGAAGAAAAACAACAACGCAAACAAGTTGTACTAAGAGAAGCCGAAGAGAGAAAACAACAAAAGGTTGCCGCCAAACTAGAACTAGATGCAAAACGCCAACATAAACTCGCAATGCAAGCAGCAGAAAAAGAGAACATTAAAAGAGAACGTACCGAACAAAAGGCTGCACGACAACAAGAAAAAAACGAGAAGCGTGCGAAGAAAATAGAAGAGAACAACAAGCGCAATGCAATATTAGCAGCAAAAAAGAATGAACGATTGCGAATACAACAAGAAGCCTTACATAATCAAACCCTCAATTATATCTGTAAACTATTCAAATAACTAACCGAAAATATGATAAGTGAGGTTCTCACATCTTATCATATTTTTTATCGTGTCTTATGAATTAAACGATATAGCGCATACAACCCTATAATTGACACTGACGTTATATAAAAATGAGTAATCATCGTATTCGCATATTGCGGATGTTCCATCTGTTTGGCTTGTTTCGGTTCTTCTTTATTCTCGTATGGTTCTAATGGTACTAGTTCATCAAATGTCACTGCATAGATATCCGGCGAGATACTGAGAATATCATAACCTGACAGTCCATTTTCTACGATTGTAGTATGTACAGAGCGGGCATCTTTTCCAGAAACCGATGCGACAGTGTTTTTGCACCCACAATTTGGCTTAGGGGGCTTCATCGCATCGTATGATTTGCCTAAACATGTTGGTGCAATATGTTTCATTGTAATTGTATTTGGTGTGTTATCAATCGGTTTGAACATATCGTTGTTTTGTATACTATATCCAAATATTTATTCATATTGAATAAATAATATAGATATAAAGATTTATCAACAAGCATAATAGCAATATGTGTGGAATTTTTTCACTGTTAAATGCAGATGGTAGCAATGCCGAATTAACTCGTTTATTCATTGAAGAACAATTTAAAAAAGGTCAAAAGCGTGGACCTGAGTTTTCTACACTCCAATCCGTGATGTTACAGACATTGTTTGGATTTCATCGTCTGGCGATTAATGGTTTAAATTCCGGTTCTAATCAACCTCTATGCTATAATGATGTCATTGTAATCTGCAATGGTGAAATCTACAATTATAAGGAATTATATGAAATGATGGATGTAAAACCAAACAGTGCATCCGATTGCGAGGTCATCATTCATTTGTACATCAAATATGGAATTGAACAAACCTTACAGTTACTAGATGGTGAATACTCATTTGCGTTACTTGATAACCGATTAGTCGGTGGTATGTCTAGATTGTACGTTGCGCGTGACCCATATGGGGTTCGTCCGCTGTACTGGTTAAAACCGAAAAATATCGTTAAAAGTAAGACTGGGTTTGTATTTGGATTTGCGAGCGAATTAAAAGTATTGTATGGAATATATAACAAGTTGAGATGGCGAAAAATCAATTCAGTTTTTCAGAATAGAATGGTGAAACATACCGAATATACGATTGAACAATTTGCCCCGGGTACCTACATGTCATTTACACAGTCCATTGACATATCCGCTGTTTGGACATTCAATGAGCAAGTCACTTATCACCGCCACGGATTTCATAGTATTATGTATAATGATAATTGTAGAAGAGAAGATGTTATTCATAATGTACAAAAGTATTTAATCAATGCTGTCCGGAAACGTTGTGGTGCTACAGAACGTCCGATTGCGTGTTTATTATCAGGTGGATTAGATAGTAGTTTGATTACTGCCTTGGTTAACGAATATCATATAGAACACAATTTACCACAATTAGAAACATATAGTATTGGATTAGAAGGTGCAACGGACTTAGAATATGCGAAAGAGGTAGCCGAATATCTGGGTACAAAACATACCACTGTGATATTAACAGAAGAAGATTTTGTAAATGCGATACCACAAGTCATTGCGAGTATTGAAAGTTACGATACAACGACTGTTCGTGCAAGTATTGGCAACTGGCTGTTGGGAAAATATATCTCGGAACACAGCAATGCCAAGGTTATTTTTAACGGGGACGGTTCAGATGAATTAATCGGCGGATATTTATACATGAAATATGCTGGCGATAGCATTGAGTTTGACCGTGAATGCAGACGGTTGTTAAAAGACATTCATACTTTTGACGTTCTTCGTTCAGATAAATCTATCTCATCTCACGGTCTAGAAGCCAGAACCCCTTTCTTAGACCGCGCTTGGATTGAATATTTCTTGTCCATTCCGCATCATATCCGGTATACTGCGTCAGACGACGTTGACGATGAGATTATTGAAAAAAACCTACTACGGTTAGCCTTTTCAAGGGAGACCTTTTTAAATCGCAACCATCGTCAAATATTACCAAACAATGTATTATGGAGACGAAAGGAAGCGTTTAGCGACGGTGTTTCAAAAGAATCCAGGTCACTATATAAGATTATTCAGGAACACACTGACAAATTTGTGAAAGATAATTTATCTCAACTATTTGAGTGTTTTCAACACATTAATTCCATTACGCCGGAGACTATATCTAAAATACATCCGGATTTGGCATTGGTTGGCGACCATCTGATACCACAAACAACTGAACAATTATATTATCGTCAGCAATTTGAGAAACACTATTCGGGTTTGGGAAAAATCATTCCTTATTTTTGGATGCCCAAGTACGTTAACGCTACGGATGCAAGTGCACGAACATTAAAAATCTATAAAAAGGTGGTGAAAGAAAATACTACGGTCTAATCACACGGTTTTACATAATAATTTTGTGATTATTATGTATAATGCTATCATTTTTAATATTTGGTATTCTAACATTTAGTGCGTGTTTGTTTCATATATTTGGAACTTATTACTTCCTACAATCGGCTCAAACACATACATTTCTCGCAATAATGATAACTTCTATATTGTTAAATTCGGTCGCGACAATCATCCGCGTACCAACGAATATGTTCTTAGGACGCGGATTACCAGTAGTTTACATTGAGATGTTATATGTTTTCTTGTTATTTATTGCAACCACTTTATACAGTGTATTTATCCAGAAAGAAAACGTTCCCATCCATACCTATATCATTGCCGCTATCATGTTTGGTTTATTTATCATAAATGAATATTTGTCACAAAATGTTGTATCCGTGGTCTAAAAATCTGCGGTGAAATCAAANACGTTCGCGTCTACGGTCTTATTTGCAAGGGCATATTCGGAATTCGTGCGCTCAAAGAAATTAACCTTTGATTCCACGCTAATTAATTCCATAAAATCAAATGGGTTCTGTGAACTGTACAATTTATCATAACCCAACTGTAAACACAAACGGTCAGCAACAAATTCAATGTACTGGGTCATTAATTTGGCATTCATACCAATCATGCGGCAAGGAATGCTTTCCGTAATAAACTCCTTTTCAATATCAACTGCTTCCGTCACTATTTCGTAAAAACGCTTCTTAGAAACCTTTTTCTGTAACTTGGAGTAAAGTAAAATAGCAAACTCAGTATGCAAGGCTTCGTCGCGGGAAATAAGTTCATTTGAGAAAGTAAGTCCAGGCATTAACCCTCTCTTCTTTATCCAATAAATGGCAGCAAATGAAGATGAAAAGAATAATCCTTCTACCAATGCAAATGCGACCAATCTAGTTGCAAAACTGCTTCTTTTATCGTTCAGCCATTTTTGTGCCCAGTTGAATTTCTTTGAAATACAGGGGTAATTTTGGGTTGCTTGGAATAATCGTGTCTTTTCATCTTTGTCTTTAATATAGGTATCAATTAGAATACTATACATCTCAGAGTGTATTGTTTCTATTGCGATTTGAAACGCATAGAATGCACGGGCTTCTGATACTTGTATTTCATTCATAAAACGGGTTCCTAGGTTATCNGTAACTAGCGCATCACTNCTAGAAAAGAATGCCAANACCATTTTTATGAAATTTCGTTCGTCCTCTGTTAGCTTTGCCCAGTCATTCAAGTCTTGTGCCAAAGAAATTTCACCTGTATGCCAAAACGAATCAATTGAACGTTTATACATATCCCAAATATCATTATATTGGATTGGAAACATTACATAGCGGTTCTCGTCAGGCGTCAACAACGGTTCAGTCGTAACAGTATTATCGGACATTGTCTGTCTAAATAATATAGTGGGTAGATTTTATTTCNTTTTCTTCATATATTACAATGTCCCACCTCCCAATTGAGACCACGCGTTTGTTTCCGAGCAAAATTATCAATTCCTAGGGTTATTTTTACTCAATCGCGTTTGTTTTGTCCAAAACGACCTCTTTGAGAACATTTTTAATGATTTTATCTTCAAATTTTATGTCTTCTTCTCTACCACAACCTCCAAGAGCCGCCTTATAATATTTGAAATAGTCTTCGTATTCGTCCGTTCCATGAGTTTCCACTCGTTGATGATTATCTTTACACCAGCGTTTAAACTCAGACATGTTTCTATCTGCCGTTATCCTCACCGCTCTGCGCAAATGGGTCTTATCGCTGTCTTCTTTTTCCCACTTATCATCTTGTTTAATGTAAATGGTTTCGCGTTTTAAATCTGTACAATGAAACGGTCGTGTATGCAAGTCCATATTTTTAATTCTTGTCGTTAACACATCGGAGATACCCGTTACAAAACCCGTACTACCGGTATACAGAAATTCTTCCTGAGTGACTTCAATAGAGTTTATAAAATCATTAAATGTAATTGCATCCTTACACGTTTCGTTCAAAAAGACGTTCAGATTAAACTTGTTGTTACAATTTGTATTGATTGTATTATTCGTATTTCCTGCCTTTTTAGCCAATTCCATCATTTGCTTATTTTGTTCAATTAAAAGTTCCTTAAATTCCGTGTTTTGTTTGACCAATTCAAACATTAGTTGCGACTGTCCATTCTTATCTTGTGACTTGTCACGTATAAATTCAATCATTAATGCCATCATTTCGTCTGATTTTGGTGCGGATGTAACAACCTCGGGTTCTCGTTCAGTCACAACGTCCGATTGGAAAGCGGCATTACACACCTGCTTATGCCGCCATAGCCCCTGACGTTGCTTATACTCCTTACCACATTCGCATTGGTAACTATTGCTACTTTTTGCGTCAACCTGCGTCATCCGTATGTGTTTAATGGTCTCCAAGTGCTTATTATAACTACTAAGTTTGCACGTAAAATAGTCACAATCATTGCAATGAAATTCCTTGGCAACTTTTAGCAACTTTTGCGTCATCATTGTAACCCTAAACTATGTTGACAAAAAGTTTCTAAATCGTATTTTGCGTAATTTATTTAATTTTTTTCAGTCACACATTTGTAATGATTTTTTTGGTATTTACTGCATTATGCTCAGACCTCACTTTTCGGAGGGTCTTTTACAATTTTATATTGGGGAAATGAAAAATGGACATTTTAAAAATGTCCATTTTCGGAAAGCGACGCCATTTCTTTTCACGATTTTTACAATTCCCACAATAGTGGGATACAGATTTAGAACTGTAAATACAAATTTTTAGTTGTCCAATTTTTATGGTCCAAATATTTTAGAGAAAAATGTGTAATAATTGTAAATGGACGTAAATACGTTTCATAGAATATTTTTATTTTTCTTGATTGGGGCAACCCTTATTAGTTTTTATTTGTTTATAGACGTATTAATTTTGAAAAACAATAAATATTCTAATTTTTGTAATACTTGGCAGTTTCCAATGTTACTTGCAATAATGATTGAAGTATTGTATAGCATAGGAGTATAGCAGAGTATTCCAAAAAGAGTGTTTACCGTATATTGTTTGGCTATTGTTCTCATATCACACCATAATGCAATTGCCAAGACAAAATAATAAAATGGGTACATTGGTTTGAAACGACACGAATAATTCTTTTGATATTGTATAACGAATATAATATGAAAAGTCGTTCTAGACAAAATAGTTTAGACTTGGGTGAAGAACCAGACGAGCCGAAGAAACGTGGACGGAAACCCAGAAAAAGTAACAATACTGAACTGATGAACGAATTTAGAAATGAAATAGAGACTGAAAGTGGATTATCAAAACAAAGAGCATATTACGAGAACTTACATCATTTATCAGGTAATGAACGTGCTATATTTGAAGCGAAATTTACCAAACCAAAGAACGATAGCCAAATGTATTATTCCACTTTATTGAAACAAAAATCAAAGAAAATTGTAGTGGCAACGGGTCCAGCGGGTACTGGAAAGACACTTTTTGCAACAGAGTATGGTGTAAAGATGTTTTTAACCAATCAATACGAAAAGTTGATTTTCACACGACCATCGGTTAGTGTAGATGAGGATTTAGGTTATCTACCAGGCACATTAGAAGAAAAGATGGCGCCGTGGGTACGTCCAATATACGATGTCTTGTATCAGTTTATCACACCCAAAGAAGTGACTGCATTGATGGAGGATAAGATTATTGAAATCGCGCCGTTAGGGTATATGCGCGGTCGGACATTCAAAAATTGCTGGATAGTCGCAGATGAGATGCAGAATTCAACGATCTCTCAAATGAAAATGTTAATGACGCGTTTGGGAGAGAATAGTCGTTTAGTCATTACGGGCGATTTAGAACAATATGACCGTCTGAACGAAATGAATGGTTTAGAAGATTTTTTGAATAAGTTTAAAGGAAAACGTTCGTCTAGTATTTCTAGTATAGAATTTTATAAAAGCGACATTCAGAGAGAAGAAGTGGTACGTGAGGTGTTAGATATATATGGGGGTGATATACCCGCAGATTATGCTATAAACGATGAGGATGAAAGTAGTAAAAATTAAAAATACTAGATGAGATTAATTTCGTTGCTTAATTTATAGTATGTTATCTAAGATATCTTTACCAAAATTAAGTCATTTCAAGTATGATTTTGCACCAGTATTGCGTAACAAAATAGTATTATATGCGTTTTTCGCAATGACCCTTATACAAGTACTCTTTTTTGCAAACAATGGTGATATTGCCGCCATAATCACTATGGGATTAGTCGGTTTTATTGCTTCTTTTTTCAGCAAAAATATGATTGTGATTTTGTTCATTGCCTTGACGGTATCCAGTTTGTTGAAATACGGCATTAAGTCAAACACCCACGAGGGTCTTGAAAACAAGGATGAAGAGGAGCACGAGGCGGTTGCCAATGATGAGAACATGGATAATAAAGAAGACCCTAAACCCGATGAAACGAAGGAGGATAAACCAAAGAAACCCGCAGCAAAGAAAGACGCCGATGCCGCTAAGAATGGTGAGGTGAATTCGGCTGAGACATCGGATATGACGAAGGATGAGAAAAAGGAAGAATATGAGAACTTGAAAAAGGATTTGCCAGAATTTAAGGAGGTTCAGGCTGAAATATTAAAGGGTATTGAGAGAATGGACCCCCTTTTACAGAAGGCGGAAGCGTTCATTAACAAATACGCTGAATATCAACGTTAAGTTAGTTGACGGTTGTATCAACGTGTAATATGAAGTTATACGTTGATTTAGGTAGATTATTTGTTCCGATACTATATATTACAACAAATGGGTTTTTTTGCGGATCTCGGAAGAATGATAAAAAGAGCTTTCCGTATCATGGGGCAACTCGGAAATATCGCCCGTGGTCTTGGTGAAATTACATATGGCGTTGGTAAAACGGCATTTGAAGCACCGCGAGGTATAGTATTAGCATGGGTACAATTTATAATTTTTATACAAACGTTATGGGTTTTTGCCACGACAAATTTAGATTGTGCTATGAGAATGATGAATAACGCATCCTACTGTGCTTTCTTTTATATTTTAGATGTGCTTGGACAAATGCTATATCTTATCCCTCGTCTTGCCATATATGTATTAAATGTTATGGGTTTACCTGCAACACAATGGGAAACCAATATTTGGGATTTTTTAGAAAGTGTAGATAGATGGTTCATTGACCACGTTGGAATTCACATTATTCATTTTCCGAAATCAATCAGGGACAGTTGTTTCAATTGTCGTCGTTTGAAACCACAGGCGTTTTTGAGTAAAGTAGAGAAAACTGCTGCTGAAATTAAGAACCCTATTATGCCATTGTTAACTGGCGGAATTGGTAATATGGTGGGCGGTTTATCGCGAATATCTAACGCCGTAGGAAGTTTTTAGTCAAAATACACAACGCATAAAATATACCCACAATGTATAGAAAAATGGCAAAAAAGTGTCTACCTGGCGTGATTTGCATTGAAAATGTAACATTTGTTTTATTCATCATTCTAATTGCAATCGGAATATATATTTTTTACACTCGTTCACATATGTACAACCATAAAAAACCATCCGCTGAACAAAACTCTAACGAACGTATCATCGTTCTTCCTAGCATTGGTATATCGGCACGTAGGGACCCAGTGAATGACCCATATGCACCACCTTTAAAGCAAAACGACTATTATCATCCGACAGATTCTAGCGATATTCGTGGATTGCCGCCAACGGGTGGCATTCCGGTCAACATTCAAACGCGTGGTCTGAATACGAATTATCAACAAGTAGGTATTTTAACACGGAATAATACACACGATGATATGATATTACCATTAATGGGAAGACGAATAATGAGCGGACGTGACAAATGGCAGTATTATACAATGACAAACACGGGTAATTTAAATACGAAACTACCGATTAGTTTGAATGGTAAGAGTTGCACAAATGAATACGGGTGTGATGATATAAACAATGGAGATATGGTATATGTAGAAGGTTATAAAGATACATTCCGGGTCACCATGTACGAAAACAATCTATTCAGTTACATTCCAAGCCTTTAGACAAAACATATGCGAAGGTGACAGAATACAAAATATTATAATACTATATAGTATTACAATATGTCCAAATTTGAATTAACTACGAATGTAAAATACGAAGACAAAATGGTATATGATTATAGTAAAAAGAATATTAATATTAATGAAATTGAGCCTATCCCCAATAACAATAAAAAAATAAATATGACTTTTTATAATGGTTCAAGTGAGCCCAATATCATATATACCCAGAACGGGTCAAACACATCCTATTACCATAGACGCGCGTATGTATATAAATTAATACATACCAATATTGATGGGGTCACAGATGCCGGAGGAATTCTAGGTGAATTAGTGATAGAACATACCCCCATTGGGGATAACAGTAATAAACTGTACGTGTGTTTCCTATTAAAGGCATCGTCGTTAAACACCACTACGGATATTGACAATATGATTGCATTTAAACAGCAGTCCGCATTAACGACCACCGGCATTGAACTGAATACAGTCATTCCCAAACAAGACAAATGCATCATATATAGCAGTACAAATAATAACATTCCAAATAAGGTGATTGTATTTGTTACGCCAATTGAAATTAACAAAGCAAGTCAACAATTAATCAACAATTTTACTACCAACAACGATTTATTTGGTATATATAACGCAAAATATTCCGTGTTGCCGGCAACAAATATATCAAAGTTGGGTGCAGAAGAAATATATATAGATTGTAGTCCAACGGGTGTATCTAGTGACGAAGTAACATCGTATAGCATCCCAATCAATAGCCGACTGGCATCTGAAAAAGAAGAAACCACTACGATGCAAACAATGACCAATTTTGCGATTTTTACAATGTTCTCATTGGCATTGGTATTTATAATCCCGGGACTATACCAAGCGTCTGTAATTAAAACGGCGGTTTTAGCAACTAATTCTACACTGAAAATGCACACAATTGATTTAATAATCACGCTGTTATTCTTTATTGCTATACTCGTATGTTTTGTGTGGGGATTTAGCAGCGAGTTGTATGCGGCGGTAACTATGGGCGCCGCATTGTTGTTTGTGTTGGTATCATCTACGTGCATTTTATATGTAAAGAAAAGTGACCCTGCATATTTGACCATAAAAGATAAGAAAATAACGTATCCGGAGAACCCAGACAATGATATTATGTTTGATTGGGACGAGTTTATAAACACGTTATTTGGTATGATTAAATATGTATTTGGTAAGAACGCTATCGCCGTGAACATAACCGGAATACTGATTTGGTTAGTTGCCACTCTAATATTGTGGTTAAGTGGTGGAGTAAGCACAGCCGTTGCTTGGACATTATTTGGTGTGGGTGGTTGTGTATTGTCGCCGATTATATTAACTTCACTGACCTATACGGTGGAGATAAATAAAATGGCGAAAACAAATACAGCATAATGGTGAATTGTATAACAAATTACGAAATTGTTATATAATTATGTGTTTAGTACATAGATGCACTGCCGATTTTCTCGGCAACTGGCTTAAACGACGAGGGAGTATAGACGCTCAAATCGCTTTGTCCAATGGGAGCCATCTGTTCAACGATTTCCTCTTCCAACGAGGTTGCCTTGGCAGGGTTCATCGCCTTCATCTGCGCATCCTTTTTAATTTGGCTGGGCGTATAAGGTATCATTTCAACACGTCCAGCGATATTGCTGGAACGGCGAAGCATTTCGTATGCGACGAAAACATACAATATAGCTAAAATGGGATTAGCGTACAAAAACAAGTAAATCGTTACGAGAAAGATACCGAGCATTCCCATAGGCGAATCAATCATATTTGCCACATAAGCGGGCATTTGAATGGGCATAGCCAAATAAATGGCGAAAACAACTAATACAGATAGTTCTAAGTTAGATAAGGACTTTACAGCAGAGGGAACGTTCATTTAATATAGTATAAGATACTATTATATTTTTCAGACGAACGAAGATATATTGACAAAATTGAAACATCCTAAATAATAGTTCTTATTAGTATAGACTACGATGAACCGATTTTCAAAATTTAAAAACTATAAATCAAAAAAAGAACCAAATGAAAAGTTTACGTTGACGGAAGAGTATAAAAATCTGATAAGCAATGCATCTTATCTAGGTAAAAAGGGGTATACTATTCCGAAAGCATTGCTTTTGAAAGAGGATGAAGAATATTTACGCAAAGAATTGTTTGTAAAACCCGAAGTGGTTGGTGCAAATTTTGGACCATCCGATGAAAATAGCGCATTCCCAGTATTCCGTGAAAATGCAAATAAATTCTACCTTCCAAGATTTTATGGAATTGAACGATATGGACTGCCGCCACGCTCAGAAATAACGCAAGGAACGGACATTAACGTAACATTTTCTAAACCTTTGCGTGATTATCAAGAAAAAATTATTGATATTTATACAAAATATGTAAACACACCAATATGCAGCGGGTCTGCAAATGTGGGCTCGGGTGGTATACTGGAAGTTCCATGTGGTAAGGGCAAATGTCTCGGGTTAAACACCCCAATCCTGATGTATGATGGTGCTATCAAAATGGTTCAAGACATAAAAGTCGGCGATGTAATAATGGGAGATGATTCTACTCCAAGAAACGTATTAACTCTGGCACGTGGCAGAGAAACGATGTACAAGGTCATACCAAACAAGGGCGACCCATATATAGTGAATGAAAGTCATATATTGTCATTGAAATACAGTTCTGCTGTGAATAAACAAACGCCAAAAGGAACGGTTATTGATATACCAGTATTAGACTATTTAAATTTGCCCAAATCATATCACGGAAAGGGGGGTGTTCTCGTTGGTTATCGTGTGCCGATTGTGTTTCCGCACGTGACAGTAGAACTAGACCCATATTTGCTTGGTTATTGGTTAGGCGATGGAAGGTCAAACGGAACTGGCATTACAACACAAGAAGCAAATGTATTAAAATATTTAACAAATGATTGTTTTCAAAATAAACATCCTTCATTGTATTTACAATATACAGGTTCTCAGTATGATTATCGTATAAATTCAGTAAAATATACACATAAAAATGTTATGATGGATTTCTTGCGTGAAAATAACCTAGTCAATAACAAACACATTCCTCATAATTATAAATGCAATGACCGTGCGGTTCAATTGGAGTTACTTGCCGGATTAATTGACTCGGATGGGTATTATCACCATAATTGTTATGATATAACACAAAAAAACGAAACTTTGCTAGATGACATACTATTTGTGGCACATTCACTAGGATTTGCTGCGTATAAAACTGCGTGTAAGAAGTCTTGTATGTATAAAGGAGAAAAAAGGGAAGGGACGTATTATAAAGCGAGCATTTCAGGACAAGGATTGGAAGATATCCCGGTAAAGTGTCCAAGAAAGAAAGCGCACGCAAGAAAACAAATTAAGGATGCTTTAAATACAAGAATCCGACTAGAAAAATTAGATATAGATGATTATTATGGATTTGAAATAGATGGGAACCGACGTTTCGTATTGGGCGATTTCACGGTTACGCACAACACTGTTATGGCATTAAAAATCATATCAACCCTGAAAAAAAAGACACTGATTATCGTGCACAAAGAATTCTTAATGAACCAATGGATAGAACGCATCGCCGAATTCTTGCCCGGGGCAAATGTGGGTAAAATCCAAGGACAGGTCTTTGATATAGACGGCAAAGATATTGTAATCGGAATGGTCCAGACGTTATATGATAAGGAGTTCCATCCAGACGCATTCTCAACGTTTGGTCTAACCATCATAGACGAAGTTCATCGGATAGGTAGCGAACAGTTTTCAAGAACACTGTTTAAAACTATCACACCATATATGCTGGGTATCTCTGCGACCGTAGAAAGAAAGGACAAATTAACCAAGGTACTGTATATGTTTATTGGTAACAAGATTTATAGCGAGGAACGTAAAAATGACGACTTAGTATGCGTTCGTGCAATCAATTATGTTGCAAATGATACGGAGTTTAATGAAGTGGAACTAGATTTTCGCGGCAATCCAAAATATAGCACCATGATAACCAAATTGTGCAGTTACGGACCTCGCAGCGATTTTATAATCAAAGTAGTCGGAGATTTATTAAAAGAAGATAGCGAGAAACAGATAATGATTTTATGTCACAATAGGTCTCTCTTGACCTATTTATATGAAGGTATTACCCACCGAGACTTGGCGAGTATCGGCTACTATGTGGGCGGGATGAAACAGAATGCTTTACAAGAAACGGAACAAAAACAAATCGTATTAGCGACCTATGCAATGGCAGCCGAGGCATTAGATATAAAAACTTTGTCCACATTAATAATGGTCACTCCCAAGACGGATATTACACAATCCATCGGTCGTATATTGAGAGTAAAGCACGAAAATCCCATAGTGGTGGATATAGTAGATAAACACGACATTTTTCAAAATCAGTGGGCACAACGCAGACGTTTTTATAAAAAATGCAATTATCGTATTCGTCTGATTGATTCGCAAAGTTATAAGGGAATGTCATTAGATTGGGAAAATGACCATACGTGGAAGCGGGTATTTGAACCGAAGAATACAGAAGCAAATGCAGAAGAATGTTCGGAGGAAGATGATACAGCCCCTTGTCAGACACCTATCAAGGGGTCAGATAAGGGCAAATGTCTAATAGATATACAATTTGACGAAGAATAGTTTACCTTCTTATGCGCGTATAGCGTCTAGATTTTTTATTTGATTTGCGATGTTTAGCACGTCTAGACTTCTTATAAGTCTTACGTTTTTTACCGCCATTCATAAGAGCAAAAGGGTGTTGTTGTGCGGGTGGCATCGCAGTGCTCTTCATTGCATTAAGTATTTCACCTCCCGAAGTAGCAGAAGTGATGGGTGTGGGTAACACTGCATCTGCTTTGAATTCGCTAAATGTAGAACCGGTTCCGGACATTATATATTCTTACTAGATTATATACGGTAAACATCATAAAAATGGATAATCAACCAAATGCATATAATTCAAAAGAAACGTTAAAACGCGTACATAAAGGCGGTAGTACCATACAAAAAATATTAAATATAAACAACAGTGACCCAAATTCGTTTAGTGTAAATGAATATCGCAATGCCATCATAAATGAACGCATTAAACGTCAGCAATCACTACAATCCGACAATGCTGAAATGCAACGCCGGATTGAATTTAGATTGAACAATATCAAGAGTGACCATAATATTATAGACGAATATCGTAAAACGAAGATTGCGGAACAGGCAAATAGACAACAGTCAATCCAATCAGACAACGAAGAGGTGCAGCGGTGGCGAGAATTTATGATGAATAACAGCAAAATGGACGAAAATAGTATAAATCGCAGAGAAAAAATGAAAAATCATTTAACAACCGAAAGATTAAAGCAAACAATGTCGGCAAATATACGAAATAAGCAAAATCAAATCGTTGAAATGCGGCAGAATATAAAGAATAATGTGCCAGTAACCAACATGAATTCCGAAAAATGGAATGTAAATACGATTACGTTTGAAAATGTAGATGAGACTGATGACACACAACGTATCGCGCGTATTATTATCACAAAACGGCGAGGTGCATTATCGGATGAAATGGTCCACACCAACTTATAATTGAGATATATGAACCACCTTTGACCGTTTATCCATTACCCGCACAGGGGTCCATCGTTTAAACTTTCTATCAAACATACATTCCATTAAAATCGTTTTGTTGGTATCCACATATTTATCCTCGTTCATGTTCTGAAAGTCTTCCTCATCGTCACTTTCTTCAATATAATCCAAGTTCGCATTTTCGCGTATTTTTCGGAACAATCCATTCAAAAACACGCTGGTATTATAATTTGGAACATAGGCAACGTTATAATAAATCCGCTGATTGTTTTTGCCGTACGCGAATAAGTGATAAATATCAAATTGGATATCAGCGGTGACTTGAAAAATAGCGGGATAGCGATACTGCGGTTTCGTAAATATCATTTTTGCGGGGACATAGATAGAGACGGGTTTATAAGTAACAATGGGTTGTACGGGTACTGCAACCGCACCTTTGCGTGCTAAAAAGACATTAATAAAAGGCATTTTTTCAGTAGAAGAACGATATTGGATATGATGTACAGTATAGGGAATGGTATCGCGAATTTTATCGGGAAGAGTATCCTGATAAGCGGCATCCGTGTCGTTTAGTTCAGTTTGCCATAGGATAGGCAACTTAACTTGTATGTTATTGGTGGGTGCATCATTGAAATTAGTGAAAAATTTATGAAACATACACAGTTTGTCAATTTGCCGCGTGGTATCCAGTAAAATGCCCTTGTAGTATAAAATGTCTTCAAGGACAAAGGTGGTATTCGTACCGGCTTCATCCGTAAGAATAGTTCCATACAATACCGTACCGACAGACAAACTGCTTTCAAAACTCATATTAATGCGATTACCCTTGACAATTTTCTTTTCCCGATTTATTTCAAACATATAGCAGACGTCGTGATATTTATCAAATGTAAACCACAAATAACCTTTTTTGCCTTGTGGTATAGCCATACCGATATCATAAGTTTTATAAACTTTCGTATGTGAAATAGTTTCATATGAAAGTTCGAACCGCGGAAACCGCGTAAGAGCGTACTTGGTTTGAGGCGACAGTTGTTCCATTGTATATAAACATATAGAATTGTCTCTATATGTTTATCCAAAAGTTATTATGAGAGAGAGTTGGTTTGACTGTTTACAAATTCTAATAATTCCTCGTTCATTTGTTGTTTATCATCATCGGTTTTAAACAATACCTCGGGTAGGGGTGTAGCGTCCGGTATAGTTTCTTTATAAACGTCTCCAAACATTTCCTTATATTTTTTAAGTTGTGAATTGACTAAATCTTTCGTTTTCGGTTTAGTGTAAGTATTCTTTATCGTATCCCATCCATACTGAACTCCATAGATAATGAGAACAAATACAATAATTTTTAGAATAAAATATAACACATCAAAAACAAACATATGTATAAAACGAGTGATTATACAACAAATGACATTTTAATCTGCATAAAAATACGAACGGTGTGGTATCCAAATACTATTGAAGTTAGAAACGAAACAGTATAAAATATTATATCGTTATAATCTAAGATAAATGGCAGAAACAAAAGGGTCTACCGACCGACGTGAAACATTTTTAGGTTCTGCGGCATATGCAGATACGAAACACGATTTTGGGCATGGTAAATTTAAAGTTAAACTTTTAGACAAAGTACTAAATCAACGTGAAATGTATAATAAAGGGCTTTTCGGGGAGAGTAACAAAGATTTTAAGCCGTTGAATTATAAAGATGAAGATACCTTATTGAATAGTTTGTTATCTGAACCAGCCTCGCCACAGGATAGTCGTTCTAGTAAGACATTAACATTAGATGATATACTAACAAATATAATTAAAAAAGGAAATCAAGAAATAACAATCAATGTAACCGGAAAACCAATCCAATATAATGTAAAAGGTATCGTCGGTAAAATAATCAATGTAGAACAACAAAATGGTAAAACTAACACACAACGTGGTGGTGTTAAAATGAAGACCGGGTCTAAATCTAACAAACTTGTCAAGTCTAGCAGAAAGAGTATTAAAGGGAACCCAGGAGTGAATAAGATGACTAGAAGCGAACGTAAGAAAAACAAGAAGTATATTAGCGCGAGAGAACTAGTTGCAGACGAGTTCGGGCTAGAAGATAATGCCGCTCTGGTAATAGATGCAACCTCTGTTAGTATATCAACTATTTTAAAAACAGGTGACGATTTATCAAACAATCGGATTTTTTATGTAATGACGCCTGAAATATTAAACGACCCAGCAGGTAAAACCTCTTGTAAAGATATAAGTGATACGAATAAAAGCAGGAGAGGTGTAAATTTTATTCCAATAGTGGAAGAAATTAGCAAAGACCGCGTATATAATTATATATCAGGGTCAGATGACAGTTTTGAACAATTTTTAACGACATATTCTTTTGGATTATCTAAAATGGGAATAAAACAAGGGATGAAAAACTCTTCACATACAACCGGCTTAACTATTACTCATCCAAAAGTCGTGTTGTCTGATAGTAAAAACCAAAATGCATTTGCACCAGTCGTGTTGCCTGATAGTAAAAACCAAAATGCAATTGCACCCTTAGCATTATCATTAAATAAGATTATCACGGATAAACGTAAAATTTATAATGAAGAGACAGTATTTGATATGAACCGACTGTTCCAGCAAAAACGTTCGGGAGATTGGTTGCAAGTATTATTGTGCAAAAACGTATTAGACCGTGAAATGCGAATTTTTAAAGATTTTAAAACGAAACCGAAAGATACTTTACCTAAACCAATAAGTAAAGTTTATTTTGTTACACACGACCGTGTGGCTTTGGCATTTGCATTATATTCGGGGGTGGAGTGTATATTTACGCATGGTATTAAATTATACAAATTTTCATTGGATGACCCGCTAACCATCGCGGATAGAGAAGCNGTAAANTTAGTTAATGAGCGAAATACTTTGTCAGATAACATTGACAAACTAACCGAAAAGTATAATGAAGTACGCAATATGTTAGAAATATACAACGATTATACATTCGCATTTTTTAGAAAGTCAGAGTTTACCATAGATAATGAAGTAATTAACATTTTAAATGATAAAACAGTTGTATCCAATAATATAAATGAGATTGTACACAAAGTATTTGAAAAAGCATACNAGNACTCATATTATAANTCATTATATCCGGACTTATCAAATGTATTAGATAAGAATGTCAATGAGGGTATAGCAGAACTACAACAAGAACAGCCTAGACTAATATCTAGTATTGAAAATAAACCGATTGAAGATTTAAAACAATGGAATAACAAATGTAATAAATATAAAACCATTGTTGACAATGCGTATAAAGTCTTGTCGGGGCTTGTGAAGAAAATCCCGGAAAATCCACCAAAATATTCGGTGATAGATTATACTGATAAACACACAGCACAATCATCGTATAGTATAATCAACAAATGGGATTGGAAGACACAGTATATCACAGCACGTCAATTCCCAGCATTAATAAAATCATTAGATACGAGCAAAACCCCTTCTTGTATATTTTTATATGAACTACAACACTTATCAGAAAAATGGCAACAGTTTATATTGGCTCGTTTTTCAAAAATATACTCTGAAATACAAAGCATTGATAAGGAACCAGCACAATATAATTGGAATGATAATACTGGTAATCTAGATAACAAATCAGGTGAACAATTTAGATACGCCGTGAAATTGTTCTGTATAAACGTGTTCATTGCGATGGATAGTAATTACGATGAGAACAACATAGGACCTTATATTGCTGATTATTTTAAACATACAAATATAGTTCAACAAGGGTCGTTTGCGATGATAATGGATACAGTTAAAAATTTAGGTAATGTAATGCGTAGTTGGTTTATAACGGATGTACAAGTTGTAACTGAACATAATGAAAGAACGAAAAGAAGTTGGTGGGATACTATAACAGAATTTATTAAACAAGACGACCTAGGAAAGCGTGGTCGTGAAGATGAAACAGACGAAGATGAATCAGACAACCGAAGAAAGAGAGGGCGTACGAAGGGTGGCTCTACAAACGATGATGTGGATATACAAATTTCATATGACGAAAAACAAGTGTCTTATCGTAAACTGGGATTTATGTTAAATTATCCAAATACGGCGAAAGCGGTGGTTGAATTGTACGGCAAAACAAATCAAACGATACAAGAATTACCATTCCAGACCTATTCTGGTTGTTTTCATCCATTGTTACCGATATATGTTTTAACGGAAGGATTATATCAAATGACGTTTGACCATATTGACGAAACCATGGATTATGAATTATATTTACAATATTTTGAATTACTGAAAAGAATGCGAACTGAATTGGAGTACATATACCAACCAAATACTTCTGATAAAATTACCATAAACAATAGTCAAATTCGTGCCTATTTCATTGGACTAGGCATAAGAGAATTATTTATCAATGCGAACCTATTATCATTAGAAACGAAAGAAAATAAATTATATATTGAGGAATTTATGGACCTTTCACAAGATGAATATATGCCAATCTTTTTACTGAATGCAAATATACGAAATGTAGTATTAGGCAGTGCAGAAGATACAGATAACAATATATCAAGAATTGTCTTAGAATATCCAAGATTTGTTGAATTTTTAAATGAAATAGACATACCGTCAATATTTTATTCAGAAGAAGACACCCCAATAATACCAATAGACGAATTTCAAGAAAAATGCTATAATTTTTTGATAGAGACNGGTGAAAAGTTAATTACAAGTAGGTTAGGTCCGTATACTGAGGCATACAAGCAATCACAAATGATAGAGGAAGCGTCTTCCGTGGAGATTGGTTCAGATGAAGTGTCAACTGAGATTAGTCCAGTAGAAGCGTCTTCCATGGATACCGTTCAAGATGCACAGCATGTGGCGAGCGCTCGACCTCAGGTTTATCCAGTATTCAATTCCTTATACCGAGACAATTCCCCATTTACGAACGCGCATCTAGTTTCAGCGGCAGCGGGTGGTCGTAACTACACAAAAAGTAACAAGAAAGTGATACGCCATCAAACGATACGAAAACGTCACAAATAACAAAAACGTAATCTAACTCTGCGAGTATCTATTGGAAAAATGATATAAAAAATATTTTCCGAAATAGTAAAAATAGACGGTGATGACCACAATTTTAATCGTACAAAAGGATGGAAATATCAAGGAAACGAACGTGAAGCAAATTTCGGAAGAGGAATTGTATAAAAAGGCTGGATTTCGTACCGGCGACGGTTTTAAAGTATATACAACATGGACAGTAGAAAATGTAAACGATAAAACATTCCATTTGTCGGTATATGGCAAGACAGATGGTCGTGCAAACCAAGAAAATAAATATGAATTTCCTCCGCCTATTGATAACACCCTCTTTTTTGGCAACTGCGTTATTGTAAATAAATCAGGCGAGCAGTTTGACCATTTAACCGTAGAAGAATGGGATGTAATTTACGATAAATTATATGGCGGGTTTGAAGATTTGAACAGTGAAGATGATAGTGAAAGCGAGGATGATGATAGTGGCGCGCCCAGAACAAAGAGCGGTTACGTGAAGGACGGGTTCATTGTAGATGACGATGAAGAAGAGGAGGATGAAGATGAGGATGAGGAGGATGAAGATTATGAAGATGAAGACGATGATGATGATGTGCCAAAAAAGAAAAAGCGAAAGAGCAGTAAGAAAGTAAAGAAACCGATTAAATTACCGAAAAAAGTAGCAAAGCCAGCAAAAGTAGTTCCCGCAACCGTATTTCCTTCCCTAGAAAATGAACTAGATTGCACAAACGAGTTATGCGAAGAGGATTATATTGTGGAATAAAATATAAAAATATCGTAGTATGGTATACAATAGAATGACCGATACAGCAATTGTTATAGTGGGAGGGTTCACACCGGTATTCGTATTTATGATGTGTATGGCTTGTATCTATTATTTACGGCTATATGATGTTCGTCTCTTTACTAGACACGAAGGATTACACACACAAGAAGCAGTACAACCGCGAGCAGAAATTTAACGTCTACAAAAAGTCTATACACAAAAAATTGAATTAAACAAAATCGGTTAATTCAATTTACAATAATCATACTAGGATGAGCGTAGTAGCAAACCCCGAACGTTTTCGTAATAATATTTGTGATAAATTTACAAATATAATTGGTAATAATGTAACCGCCATTAATCTAGAAAAAGGGGTGTTTAATTATTCATTGAAAGAAGCAACCAGTAAAAAACTTATAAAAAAGTGGGAAAATCCGGCGTTTGTACAAGTATACTTGGATAGATTACGTACGATTTATATTAACCTAAAAAATGAGGAGATACTTTCAATGTTAAAAAGTAAAGAACTCCTCCCACAGACATTTGCGAGTATGACACATCAAGAAATGAACCCAGAACATTGGCGAGAATTAATCGAACAGAAAATAAAGCGAGATGCAACCAAGTTTACGAATAATATTAAAGCATCCACCGATATGTTTACTTGTAAGAAATGCAAGTCTAAACGGTGTACATATTACGAATTACAGACGCGAAGTGCAGATGAACCCGCTACCATATTTGTAACCTGCTTAGATTGTGGTAAAAATTGGAAATCATAAATTGTCAGGGTCATTGATTGCAGATATAATACTATGCACCAGCATCGCAATACCAATACCAATCATTGTATAATAAGAATAGTTAACAAACTTTGCCCCGTACGAAATATAATCCATATTTATGTCAAATACATCGGAAATACGAGGTAAACGTCTATATGAATTTAAATCAACATCATCCCCATATTCATTAAGCATCGTCTTTTTTTTACACCAATTAACCGTATCTTGCGTAGAGCATTTAAGGAAATTAATATCCGTTCTGCACATAGGACAGAGGACAGTATCATTCCGGTTAAGTTGATTTGTTCGTATATGTTTTATCATACACTTACAACAAAATGTATGACCGCAGTTCGTGATAACCATATCATCTTGTTCCATATGTTCTAAACACATCGGACAAGGTTGTTCTTTTGCGTCGTCTGAACTATTATCAAGAATTAATACGATATCATATTTTATATACGCCGGATGGTCTTTATAAAGTAACGCACGAATGTCGTCATTAGAAATAAATTCGTCGTGATTATTTCTTAACGTATATTGGTACACTTTATCTGCAAAATAGTCCAATTCATCTAAATTCAGTGCATCTATGATGTAGATATGTGTATTTGTGTTGGATAAAAAAATATCCATTAAACATTTTATAAGGTCGTCACTTTTGATTTTACTGATATTGGGTACATTATGTTTATAACCGATAACTTTTAATTCAGTAAAAGTTAGCGACGATAATTTGTTTTTAACGAACCCCGAGTTTAAGTTTAGTTTCCAATCAATGGCAGCAATCTCCTGTATCTCTTCATTTAATAGTGAAATGGTTTCATCTTTGCATTTATTTATATGATGTCCCTCTTCCAAACAATATGAACAATGTATTGCCCTTTGTGTCATATATATGTTGAAAGTAACTGAATGTTTCTATATAGGTTTATATCAATATTTCCAAATCGCTTAATTTCCAATATTCGCAACCACCGTTTGGCATAGGACGTTTAATAATAAACGGAATTTTCTTTTCTTCTAACTCTTTTAATGCGATTAAATAGCCATCAATGACGTTTTCATCTATTTTAACAAGAGGCTTTGCTCCGGAATTAATTTGTTTCGCACGTTCACCTAATACGCGTGCTTTTTCATATCGGGTTAACATCGGAATAGTTCTATGCAAAGGGTCAATCGGTATACCGTTTGCATCGCGCACAATTACGGCTAAGTTTGCAATTTCTTCATAGTTATGTGCCTGTAATTCAGGATAACAGTTAGATATAATATTTTGTCGGGTACTTTCATCAAATTTTTGTAAATAATCTTCGCGCATATCGTCATCATCGTCATCCGTATCCACGAGGTTGGTCATATTATTAGATTGAAGACGATTTAATATTTCTGCTTCGTTCGTTTCCGTGATATCCTCCATATCATCGTCGCCATCTTCGCCATCTTCATCCATATCATCGTCGCCATCTTCGTCCTCAGCATCATCATCATCGTCATCTTCCGGTTCATCTTCGTTATCAACTCTTGATTTGATATTAGTAGGTTTACGAGTACGTTTATTCATTTCAACTGAACCATCGTCATCTTGGTCATCATCAGCCAATTCATCTGCTGGGTTATAATCATCGTCCTCCATTCTGTTTCGGTTATATAATATAACTATATAGGTTTTTCTAAATGGTTATACCAGTTACTATGTTTCAATTTTTTAGCAAATAAAAAAGATATACTAGATTGAAATAATTCGTCGGCTATTGTCTATCGTCTGTTTTCCAAGTGATATCGCAATCTACACACAAATATAGATATTTTAAATTATTTTTATCGTATCTCATATAAATAACACCATTTTTCGTTTCACAATCTTTATTCGGACATTTTGTATTGTATAGGCGAGGCAGCGTAGGGTCAAGTTTCGTATATTCGTTTATATTATTCACATAATCGTGTTCACCGCTTTTTAGTTGTGTATTCAATATACAAGCACCTTCATCAGTGATTGTTTCGTCCACGTAATTACAGTTACGACAATAGTGCACCAACTTATTGGTATTTTCCGGATTAATACCAATATAATACATATTATCGCACTTCTCACAGAATTTCATCTTGTATTTCAACTATATTATTAGTGTTCATAATATTTTTATATTCAATTTTTTAGATATGTAATGTGATTGTCCTAAATACTTTATGCGAACATAGTAATGTACAGAGACGCTATTTGGTCATTTTTAACCGTGTAGCGAAATAAAAATAAAAAAAGGTCAAACCATCATCTGGATGATACCATATGTGGTTGACTAATACCAAACGTTACACGTGGATAATCATTTTGTATCTATCTATCGGTTCTACGTCGGACAAATCTTTTGCAGGTATTACTTTGCGGGATGAATATTTTACAGAATACCAGTAATATACGATTATACACATTATGCCGGCAATACATCCAACTACAATATAGAGAACTGTTTGATTGATGCTACAACATTCTTCTCTATTCTGAGAACAACAGTATTTATTGTTATTCTCAATACACAAATCGTGTGTTCGTAGACTTTCGTACCAATAACAAGAAGCGAATTTACTTCCGGCACTGCATATTTGTTTGCAGTTTGTTTCACGGGTAATTATACTTGGTTGAGACGTCGGTGTATGCCAGAATAAATCAGGTATTGTACAATAAACTACATTTATGGAGCAACAGTCGTATGTTCCATCTGCACGCATACAAGTATTGCTATTACATATGTAATTGATGTATCCAATAGAGAAATTACAATGTACATTGTAAAGTTGTTCGGTTGGGCAGACATTTGGGTCTAAACACGTTGTCATGTGTTATTGGTTATTTGATATACTAGGATGACAACAATATTATATCAATTTTATTGTTGTCGTATAATTGCCCAAATGCGTAATGCAGTTAAATTATATAATAATATTTAGATGAGTATAAAGAAATCCAATCTGTATGAAAAATTGAATTGATTATGCAGTAAAAACCTGAATATATTAACAATACCCAAACATCATATATCGTAAGATATATAAATCAATAAATATAGTTTTATACAAAGATAATAAAAATGTCTCGCCTATATAACCAAAGTACAATGGAACCAGAAAATTCGCAAATGTCAAGTAAGAAACAAGTACAAACAGTGGTTACCAAATATGCAGGGTTTAATGACTTTATGTTGAAACATCTCATAAAGAAAGGCGACCCTACAACGAATAGACCTATTACTAATACTCGTATAGGAGATAAAGATAGCCAAATCTATGGTGGGTCTTATTCTATTCCCGATACAGAGTATCAGACATTTTTACAATTATATGCGAAGGATATCTTGTCGGCAAATAAGAAAGAATATTTGACGGAAAGACAATTAGAAAATGATGGTCCAATCTTAATTGATATTGATTTGCGTCACGATTATGAAACAGACGAGCGTCAATATACAAAAGACCACATTGAAGACTTGATACATATCTATTTAGAAGAATTAAAAGAAATGTTTCAATATGACGATACGAGCAAATTTAAAATTTTCATCCTAGAAAAGCCCAGCGTAAATCGTGTTAGTGAGAAAAATTGCACGAAGGATGGAATTCATATTATTATTGGTTTAAAGGCTGACCGAGTTGTGCAGGCGATGTTACGAGAAAGAGTGATGCCACGCGTCGCAGAGGCGTGGGAAGGATTACCCCTAATCAATAGTTGGGAAGACATATTTGATAAGGGCATCACTGACGGAACAGTCGGTTGGCAGTTGTATGGTTCTAGAAAGCCAAATCACGAGCGTTATAAATTGACAAGCATTTATGAAGTTAGTTACGATGTCACAGATGGCGAGTTTATGCGCAATGAAATTCCGTTAGTTAAATATGACGTAGTTGCGAATATAAATGAATTGTCTGTGCGTAATCCCAATAACCTGTCGCTCTTTATGAAAAGTGGGTTTATGACGGCGTATAATGAATACAAACGAATTCATCGTATTGGCGGCGGAAGTAACACTGCGAATGCAGCGAGACCGGTTAATACAAATCAAGGACATACGGATTTCTTTGATGGTAATAATTCTTCATTGGCGAATATTAAAANTCGTGAGGATTTAGATGCTGCACTTAAACAGTTCCTGGATTCAATTACAGTTACTAATTACGAGTTAAAAGACGCCTATTATTACACAATGACCCTTCCGAAAAGTTACTATGAAGACGGCTCCTATAATAAATGGATTAAGGTGGCTTGGTCGTTAAAAAACACAAGCGACAAACTGTTGATTGTATGGATAGTGTTCAGTGCACAATCTTCTACATTTCATTACAGTTCTATTCCAGATTTATGTGAACAATGGCGTAAGTTTGAGGTACGAACGCATAATGGTGTTACAAAACTGTCATTGATGCACTGGTCTAAAACCGAAGCCCCTGAGGAGTTTGAAAAGGTACGATTAAATTCCATTGATTATTTCGTAGACGAGACCTTAAAAATTGGTGGAAAGCCGGGTCAACGTGATATGGGCAGTGGTCCAGGTGATTTTGACTTAGCACGCGTATTACACCAAATGTTTAAGCATGAGTATGTATGTACGAGTGTTGCGGGCAAGAAATGGTTACATTATAAAAACCATCGTTGGCAAGAGAATGATATGGGAACATCTCTCCGACATTCGGTTTCAACTGCATTGCGAGATGTATATCGCGCAAAAGTAACGAGTTTGGCAAGTAATGAAGAACCCGATAAAAATCAAGGAGAACCGATAGCGGAATCCGACGATTATGGCAAAGTATTGTCGCATCGTGTTTTGACGATTTGTCAGCGTTCTGCAAAAACCAATGATAAGAATAATATTATGCGTGAGGCGATGGAATTATTCTATGATGGTTCATTCATTAACAAACTGGATTCTAACCCCTATTTACTATGTTGCAAGAATGGTGTATTTGATTTCAAAGAAAAGATTTTCCGTAATGGTTATCCTGAGGATTATATTTCAATGTCAACAAATATTGATTATATTAAATTAAATCCAGTATTGCACAAACCCATTATAGATGAAATCACCGATTTTATGCATAAACTCTTCCCCGAACCAGAATTATGCGAATATATGTGGGACCACTTGGCATCTACATTATTGGGAACGTCAACCAATCAGACATTTAATATGTACATTGGTGGTGGTCAGAATGGTAAATCCGTGTTGGTAAACCTGATGGAAATCATTTTGGGCGAATACAAAGGAGATGTACCTCTTACTTTGGTTACGGATAGACGTGGTAAGGTAGGTGGACTTGCACCGGAAATTGTTCAACTCAAAGGAAAACGATATGCGGTAATGCAAGAACCGTCAAAAGGTGACCGTATTAATGAAGGTATTATGAAACAACTCACTAGTGGAAAAGACCCAATTCAAGGTCGTGCTCCCTATATGCCACAGACGATTTCATTTGTGCCACAATTTAAATTGGTAGTTACTTGTAACGTATTGATGGAAATTAAAAGTAATGACCACGGTACTTGGCGACGTATTCGTGCGGTTCCATTCAAGTCACTGTTTACCGAAAATCCAGTAAGTAACGACCCCGAGAAACCGTATCAATTCAAACTAGACAAATCCATTGATGAGAAGTTTGATAGTTGGAAGGAAATCTTCTTGTCAATGTTAATTGAACGCGCTTGCAAGACGAACGGTATAGTCAGTGATTGCAGTATTGTAATGGAGAAAAGCAATGAATATAGAAAAAGTCAGGACTATTTGTCGGAATTTACAAACGATTGTGTATTACGGGATAGTAAAGGTAGTATTCAGAAGAATGAATTGAATAATGAATTCAATCGCTGGTATGAAACGAATTATGGTGGACGCGGACCTAGTCCAAAGGATTTGCACGAATATATGGACCGTGTATATGGCAAGAGCAGAAATGCTCGTTGGGTAGGCGTAAAGATTAGATATCAAGAACAAGATGAAAATGATAAAGCAGATGAGGATGATATATTAGAAGAATATGATGATAATATTGACGAAAACCAATTATAATGGTAGACTGTCACCAAATATATTTTATTTACAAAAAAATATATTTTTTATTGTTTCACGACCGGTTTCCCGTGTATCAATGCCCATATATACGCAATACTCGCATATAATCCCTGTTCTAGTTTTAAAATATACATAGGATAGGTTCCAAGCAATACTGCAACTACAACAAATACGTAGATATTTGGTATGTAGTCCTTTGAATAGATTAAATACAGTAGTATAATTAATATGATATAATACAAATATAATAAGACCTTGCTCCATTCTTCGTATACAGACGCCTTGTTGTTCTCATTGGTTGCTTTTTTATCATATGTGGTAGAAGTGATTTTTAGATTGTTTACCGTAGACAGTAATGTAGCGTTCTGTGATTGTATATCACGATAATATTCTTGGTTTACTTTAATATTTTTATCGGTTTCATCGGTTAATATATAATTAAGACCATTAAACGTTTCAATTTCAACACGATGTTCTTCATCACCCATTGCTAAAATATCTTGTTGTCGCTTGAGTTCTGCGGTTTCTTTATCCAATTCTGCATTTAATATGGGGATTTTGGCTTCTTCGGCTTTTATCTCTCGTATTAACTGTTCTATTTTGCGTCGCCATACTTCCTTGTTACTATATGCGGACGACATCTGGCTCGTTTCACTTGCTAACTGACGATTGAGACCAGCAATGCGTTGGCGGATTTGATAGATTTGAGCATTTTTGTTATTTATTTGCGAATTTAAATTATTTATTTCACGTTGCTGTTTAATATATGTCCAAATAGGCATTTTAGATTACTTCTTATACCATATGTACTGATAATATATTAGCGAACTATATGGCAACAATAATAATAATAGAATTGCGATTACTTTTATAAACATACTTACATTTGGTTGCATTTTGTGGAATAAGAATGCAAAGATGAATAACAAAAATAAGTAAAAGATTAACAAAAGTTTATTTAAGCTGCTAAAATATTCAGTTTGCTGGTTTTGATAATTTATTCTGGATATATCTGTCGTATGGTTATTTTTATTGTTATTTATAGTATTCATGAGTGAATGGTTAACACTATTCATTCCAGAATAAATATTTCTAGTTTGGATGTTCGTAGCATCAATTGTATCCTTAATTTTGTTTGTAGTATCGGTGGATGATTGTAATGTTGCTAACAAACCAGATTTNGTTACNCGCAATGCAGTATCGGTATCCTTAATATTATTTTGAGTGGTTCCAATGTCTGAATTTAATATTTTTACGATACCTTTTTTATTGGATAAGTCAGCATCTTTGTAAGGTTTATCATCTACGTATCCTTGGGTTAAGTTATTATAATCGTTTTTTTGACGTATAGTATTATCAATGTTCGCTTGTGTCGTTCTAGCCGACGCATTTTCTCCGTTTAATGTTCCGGCTAATGAACTATTATTTCGGTTCAATTGGTCAATCGTTCCTTGTCTATCCGGAAAAGGGTCTCTAAATCTAAACCCTCCTGACGGTTGATTTCCCATAATGTGTTTACGTATATACACATTATGTTTATTTTTTTTCATTGTTCTAGACTTTGCCATAACTATCATATTCACTGGGTGAGTGAACAAGGGTTTGGCTCATTGTAGTAAATGCGCTCTGTTTTGGTATAGTAGTATCTGCGGGGGGCGTCTCTGCATTCGGAACACATTTTGCCAATTTATTATCCCACTTAGTTCCAGTACTGCAACATTCCGTCTCAACACATCCGGTTACATTTACCGTTCTAAGTAAATCACCTACCTTGGCAGCGGCGGCTTGGCTGGTTTTCACTTCGGCGGGGGATAAAACACTGGGTCCTTGTAAATTTAACTCGTCGTAATTCATCATACTTCTGCTGTTAATCGTTGAATATAAGAACAGACAGTAAATACCTCCCACCAAGACAACAATTGTATTCAATAAAATAATATAGGTCAACGGGACAATTGGGAAACGTTGACCGAGCAAAACTAGAAAAATACATATTGCTAAAACAATTACAATAACGACCTTTATACGAGTATATTGTGCTTGTCTCATACGGTATGCTTCATTTAATGCAACTGCGCGTTTCTTACCAACCAGAGCATTGTCAATGCTTTGTTTTTTCTGTAAAAGTCTCTCCTTTTCGGCGTTAATTATATCGGACATTTCCTTTTGTTTGGCTAAAACTGCGCTACTGGAAACATCTGCATTCTTAAAATCGGTATAAAGTTTATCTAATTGTTGTTGTAAGGTGGTTATTTTACCAGATAACTCGGGGTCTTCACTTTGTTGTGCTAGACCGGCAAGATAATCTTTTTGAATGTTAAATAATCCAGTCAAATCGGTGTTTAATGTAGGAACCTGTGCCATTTTTATATATTATAAAAATATTATAATATCTAGTTATGGGTTTACTTGCGCATAACAAATATGCCGGCAACTATTAATGTAAATGCAGTAACTGTTCCGAGTGTATAAACAGTATTCGTTTGTGCAATCATTGCGTCTATATCTTCTAAACGTTGGTCTAC